CCTAAGACAATATGATTGTGAGTTGGTTTGCAGAACCCGTAAATGCAGCTATGTACACTCCCGCGCTGGCTACGATGCCATCATCCGGAATGTTCATAACATGATGACCTGCGGGGAATGTCTGCGTGAGCAAAACATCACCACTAGCGTCACCGTTCTTTATAGTAAACGCGCCCGCTGCGGCGGCATAAATCACCACTTGACGAAGCCGGGACCGAGTTGGTCCGACAATCGCCGCCGAGGTTCCTTGAACCCAATTATATGCTGTTACTGGACCAGCCATGATTTATCTCCTTATCCTGCGGAGACAGTTACAACACCTGAATTGCTGTACAGTTGACCTGCTACAGATGGGTCAGAAGTCGGAAGGTCGCTGATAATTACGACACTGTTTGTGCCATTGTGAGAAATAGAAATATTGTCCGTAACTGCGCCTGTGGTAGCGTTTTTCGTTACATCTTTAAATCCGTTCTCCGAGCGAACTGGACCGTTAAAAGTAGTATTAGCCATGTGGATCTCCTGTCGCGGCTAGTGTCAGTCGCACCATGCGACTGTCAGGGATACCAGAACAATACAGGAGATTTATCCAAAAAGAAAGGGGCTACCTAAGTAGCCCCCAGTTTGGGAGGAGGTCATATGAAACCCTCCCTAACTATAACACAGATTACGCCCCGGGTGAACCGAATACGCAACGTGGGTCGCTAAAGCCAAAGCTGTAACGCTCACGCGCTTTAAAGCGCATGTTGCCTGTGTCGAAGTCTGCTTCCATGTTGGTAGACAGAGGAGTACGCTCAAAGTGGATCATTCCACGAGGCGCATCCGTCATGATGAAGAACGCATCAGGGTCCGTCAGGAAGTCGTTAACGGCATAACCATTAGGCAACATTCCCATAGAACGAATCGCGTTCGTATCATTGTCTGCTGTTCCAACACGAAGGTTTGAAACCATCAAGCGTTCTGCGATAAATTGCAGTTGACGCGGGATGAGTAGCTTTGTGCCACGAAGTGCAACTTTCAAACCACGCTCATCAACAAAACCTGCGATATTGATAAGGGCATCTTCAAGAGATGTCTCGTTCAAATCCGCAGCTACTGCTGGTTCGTTGGCAAAAGTACCACCGTTAGTTAACGGGTGGTCTGTCGCACAAAGCGCAACACCGTCACCACCAGCGGAAGCGCCAGCAGTAAATGCGTTGTTAAGGACCGCAGCGGCCTTAACTTGCTTTGTGTGAGCCATTGAACGAGCCAACGCACGAGTATAACGCGAACCAAGACGATCATACAGATTGTCTTCGATAGCTTCCTCAGTGATTGAGAATGCCAACGCAATAGTTTCGTGGTTGTAACGAGCAGTGTACGCCTCGTTAGCGTCGTCAAAGTTGACAGAGGAACCTTCCGATTTGGTAGGTGCCGCTCCGAACCCACTCAACATAACTTCCTCTTCGAATGCTCGATCAGAAGATTCTGTTGTGTAGATCTCCGCGTGTTGGTTTTCGTACCGATTGTACTCCATACCAAACAGCGCGTTGAGGCCCGGTTCTAGCTCTTTCGCTAGTTGTGCGCGAGAAATAGCCATTCTTTAGACCTCCTTAAACGCCAGTAGTCGATGGAGTACCAGCAACAATCGCACCATTGGCGGAGTTGAAGCTGTTATTCAATCGAACAATTAATGGGATACCAGCCGCAGTAAAGTCTGCATTTTCTGGGTCATCTTGAATGCCCATAATACGCAGTTGTAATGCCGCAGTGGTGGCGATTGTGCTGACACCCAACTTAGCAGATGAGATGCCTGTGGTTGAAGAACCAGAAGCAGCCGCTGCAAAGTTTGCGTTTGCGAACACATGAGCCTGCGCAGCTGCTTCGCTAGTCAGTGAAGCGTCTGAGCAGATAACAAATGTCTGCATTGGGTTGTCATAAACAAAGGCTTTGACGGGATGATTAGAATCCGCGCCAGAACCGGGCCAGCTATTTGAGAAAATAGTCTCACCAGTGGTGGACGATACATATTCGCATCCCCAGAACACACCAAGTAGACCTACCGTTCCACCAGTAGCCGCGCCAACAATATCAATAAAGCCTGTTGACAGCGGTTTTACGGGTGAACCTTGGTAAATCGCGTTAGTGTTTCCAGAGGCGATACGATACTCGGTCGCACCAGTGGTGTTTGTAGCCTGACCGACTACACCAATCGGACGAAGTCCGAAAGCACCGTTACTGTTTGCCATTTTAGCAATCCTCTTTCAGTTAATCGGAATCTCTACGAGAGCCTCCGAATGATACACGACTTTGCCGACTATTACTTATCGGCATAGAAGGATGTTGTTCCTTCATAAGGTCCTGATCTACAGCAGTCATTTGTTCGCGGGTTCTGCCCCCGTAATATGCAGTTCTTTCTGCTACTGTTTCAACAGGTATACGGCACAGCATCAGTCCGCCTTGGCCTATTACACCCTCGTAACGACCATCGTCGATAACGGGAGCTTCATAGTTTGGATATTCATCTTTCCGGACAGGTTCCCATCCTTCTCGTAGCTTGGCATTGACATTCATCTTGTCTTCCTCACCACGCATTGCAACTCGTATCCAACGATGCACAAACCCCTCTGGGGCATCAGGTGCTGCAAGGTGACTGGGCGGCGCCCAGGGTTTTCTGCGCGAGTCTAGTTCGCGTGTTTCGCTTGCGCGAGATTTTCTGTCAGTCATATCATTACTCCTTCACATATTTTGCATATTCTTCAAGCGGTACGTTCAGACGTTTCGCCATCGCAATTTGTGATGGTGATAGTTTCACCGACCTGCGCCCTGATTTTGCTGTACTGCGAGTTGCTGAAGCGCCAGCAGGTGCGACCTGTGCTCCACTCGATTTCGACGTTTTGAACTTGTGCGGAAACTCCGAACGCATTCTACGATCAACTTCAGTATAATACTCATCGGCTGTCGGGTCAAACCCTTCTTCTTCAACTAGCTTGCGATGAATACCAAACGCCGCATAAGTCATGACCTCGTCAGTCCCAAACCAATCGTTCTTTTCCGCCCAACCTTGGGCTTTCGGATCGGCTTTAGGGGCTGGCTGCTGCGGTTGCTGCTGCGGGGCCATTTGTTGCTGCGGCACTTCTTGTTGTGGAGGAGGAGTTCTATCAGACCTTTGCTTGGCTAATCTCAAACGCTCCTGCTCAATAGACATCTTAGACAATGACTCTTGAGCTTCCAACATCTTCTCGGTGTCACCACCGTCATACGCCTCACGGTAAAGCTTCTTTGCCGCCGCAATCTGCGTGTCCAGACGAGTGCCATACTCAGCAAGATAACCCTTGTCCAAGTTCTGCATGCGGGTTTTGAGGTTAGTGTTTTCGCTTAAAAGCTGCTGCGCCATGCGTACAGCTTCTTCCCGATCACGTTCCTCTTTACGGTACTTTTCCGTCAGTTTCTTAATTCGATTCTGGACCTTACTACTGTAATTCTCCAGTTCATCGTCTCCACCGCTCTCGTTCTCGTTCTCGTTCTCAACTTGAACTTTCGCAGCGGCTTCTTCTTTTTCGGGTTCCGTAGATTCAATCTCTACTTCAACGCCAGTGTCCTCATCATCAAGGACCTCTTCATTTTCCTGTGACATATATTTCTCCTAAACGTGCTTAATGTCGTCAGGCTCTAAAATTGTGGCAATCACTTCGTCATCATTTATAATGCGAACCTCTCCACCATCAATCTTGAACCTGGATCCGGCGTACCGACCAATGCATACCCACGCACCCTCTTTGCACCAAGGCTCACACTCCGGTCCAAATTTATTAGGGTCTTGATATGCTAGGGGGCCAACCTTGAGAACGTATGCTACAACCGTAGCAACCGCTTCTCGGTCCCGAACCTCATCAGGAATATATATACCACCCTGCGTCTTGGTTGCGCCCTGATAAGGCATCACCAACACACGCCAGCCTGTAGGCTGTGGCAGTCGTTCTGTAAGGGGTTTATCCAAAAGAGAAGGGTCAAGCACCTTTTCTTTGGCATCTACATATGCGCTTTCAACAGGACTAGAGTCGGCGGAAGCCTCCTTCTTTTCCTTGTTCATTTTCTGCGCGACATGTTCAGGAAGATATAAAGTCTTCGACATCGTCAGCGTGTTTCTCCAGCAGGGCTTTTAATTCCTCACGAGCGTAGGTCAGGCCCCGTATCTCACCTACCATGAGTTTATAGTGCTCCCAGTCTTTGGCAGCATCCATTCCCAAAGCACTTGCAATATCTTGTTCGCGCTCTCGTAGTAGCTTATACATATATTTCGCGAAATCAACACCGTCCATTAAAGAATATCTCTTTCTGAACCTTCGGCGTTAGCTGTTATCGGTCCGCCGGACACCCAATCTTCACAGGTATGATCCGCGCTGCACATAAATTTGTATATTTGACAGTAACCTGTGTCACCAGATTCGTCTCCAATACACTCCATCATGTCCTCGGTTTGGTTATACGCACCGCAGTTTCCGCAAATCTCGGTCAGCATAAATCCGCCATCATCTGCGGGATCACGATAACTTGCTTCATCCACAGCGTACATCTTGTTAACGTCGTTAACCTCAATGTCCTGCGTAGCTACTGGGCAGCTAGGACCATCGTCGTCACCACCCTGCATCTTATCTACCGGAATACCATCCGGTAGAATGCTGATCGAAATAATTGGCATCAGTATGTGTCTCCGCCACCAAAGCCACTTGTCTGGGCTGCTCCGCATCCGCGAGCTTTAACTTCCCCGCCACCGCGATAACCTCGACGAACCATGCCGCCATTCATATAATCGCGTTCTGGGCTTCGTAATTTTCCGTCCTCTCCGTAATAATCCACGCCAGGAGGAAGATCGTCGTTTAAAGCTTCCAGTACAGCTTTATCTATCGCGTCCTTCATGTTGGACTTTTTAGTGGGCCGAGCTTTGGGCCGAGGTGATTTCTTTGGTGCGGACATGTCTGTCTCCTAATCTATTAGTTCAAAATGTGGACCATCGATAAACGGACGACGCCCCTGTGATCTGCGCAAGTCTATATACGCATTCATTGCTTCTTCCATTGTACCTTCCCACTTGCGAATGTCCATTGGATACGCCATCTCAGGTGTGCCCCACGCTGCGCCCCAACAAATAGGAACGTTTAACTGTATCGCCGCTTCTTTAATCGCATCCGCAAGATCGTCATAAACCGAGAGTTCCCAACTTGCCCTACCATTTATGAAGGCCATAATATCGAAAGCCTTGCCTTCAAGGTGCTTTGATTTCATGGTCTGACTAGCACCTTTAGCAACAAGCTCCTTCTGCTGCTCAATAGTTCTCATGCCCTGAACCACCCCAAAATCGGTCTTGGTCATGGTTATCGCCATCTTGATTACCGCCTGTAGTCGGTCATCAATGCCCTCAAGCCGATCAAGGCTGCGCCTACTTAACTTAAACTCGCTCATTGCACTTGTCTCCTACCGTACTTTCCGTTCCACGCAGAGGTAAACTCTTCATCATCCGACGTATCGTATTCCATTACTTCCTCTTAAAAAAGGCT